TTCTTCTTCATCCTCATGCATTGATTTTTCTTTTTCTTTATCCATGTGATAATCTTTTTCTTTTTTATCATCATCATGAGCTCCTTTTTCTTCTTTATCATCCTCATGCATGTCTTTAGTTTCTTTATCATCTTGTTTTCTCTCCATGTCTTCTTCTTCACCATGTTTTGAAAATTTGATTGTTACTGAATTGTTATCTTCTTCAATTTTTTCTATGTGTCTTTTTTCTACTTTGTCATTCATATTTTTTTCCTCAACTTTTTTCTCTGGATGTCCTTCAGGCAGTATATCAGTGTCATGTTTACCACCCTGGAATCTTCCAGTTTTTAAGGCAAATAAAAAAGAATTTAATCTTGCATAAGCCCATTGTTCTGGAGAGCTAACATTTGGTCTAACTGATCCTGGATTGGTTTTGTATGCTCCAATCCCTCTCTCAAAAACAGTAGTTGCTTTTGCAACTGTTATTCTTGTATTCCAAGCCTTGTTTAAATCTTTAACTTCCTCATTGTGTTGGTCAACTTTATTTTTAATTCCTTTAGCTACAGATCCTGAAACTTCTCTATCTTTTTTGCCTTCTAATTTCTTAGTGAGCTCCAGGATAACATCTTTCATTCCTTGAACTCCAAGATCTGGATTAACAGATAACCATTTCATCAATGCAACTACACCAGCTACATTTGATAAATTAGGTGATAGTTTACCACCAACAAATTGAGATCCATCTTTTTCATGTCTAGCTGTCCAGGACTCTCTTTCCTTAATTTTGTCTATAACTGTTTCACTGTAAGTTCCATTTTCAATATGATCCTCTAAAATTCTAAAAGATCTATTACCTTCAATATTTCCTCCAGCTTTCCATATCTCTGGAGTTTGTTCTTTTACATTTTGAGCAAATTCTAATGGAAATCTCTCATACTGAGAATTTCTTAATGAAACTTTTTTATCATCACCTTTTTTTGGAAAATCAGTCGCCATTATCTCCCTCAGGTGTTTCTATGTTGTCCTGGCTTTTTTCTCCATAAGGTTCATAAGCTGTAGTAATTTCAAAATTATCTCTAAGATTTTTCTCAGCTTGTAATTGAGAATATAGATCTTCTGTATCTCTACCATAGTTCTGTTGAACATCCTGGACACTGATAAGACCATTTTTTAATAACAATACATTTGCTTGAGCCTCTCTTTGTGGATCTATCCAACTAAATCCTTTGCCTACAAATCTAACTCTTGTAAACTTATCAAATTTAGTCATTGGTAAATTTAATTTATTTTTCATGATAGCCATTTCTAACCATTTTAAATAAACTGGTTCTAATAAATGTTGAGACATAAATTTTTGCATATACTTATAATATTCTCTAGCCTCTAAAACTGATTGTCTTAATGATGAATAGCTAACTCCTTCTAAGTCGTTAGCAAGTTCATTGTAAGGAACATTTAATCCACTAGCTATTTGTCTTAATATTGTTTTTACAAAAGCCTCAAATTGTTGTGTTGGATGGCTAGGATCAAAAGTTTTGAAATCAACTCCATTTGGCAATTGTTCAAAAGTTCCTGGTTCAACATTCATTAATCTGTCATTTTTACCAGTAGCCTCTCCATCACCAGTATATCCTTCTCCATCTGGAGAAGTAAAAAATCCCATCTTACTAGCTGACACTCTTGATGCTACTAATTCAGATTCTAAATAACCAGCTAATTGTTTTAATTGAGTAATCACTGGAGCTAAGAATGGAACTCCTCTAGATTGGTATGGTCTTTCCTGTAAATAAATATGAATAATATTATCTGCTGGTATTCTTCTTGTTTCTCGTCTTAATGAATTTGAAAAATTATAATCATAAGGATGTTTAGTAAAGACATGATATGCAACTGGTTTTCTATTTGCATCCATTTCAACACCCATTCTAATTTCATTTCCATTTCCTAATGTCTCGTTTTTTTCCTCATCTAAATAATCAATATCAATTACATTTAATGAAAATCCAAAATCATTTTTAGCATTAGGTAACATTTGAATTAACACCTCACCATCTATTGCTAAATTTTCTATAACTAATTTTTGAATATCTAAAAATGATGATCTGCCATCTGCACTACAAATTCCTTTTTTACTCCAATCAGTAAAGTTTCTTTCTATTTGTGCATTGGCTACAAAATCTGGAGATTTGTCCTGGTCAATAACTTGAGCCTGGAGCTTGATACCCATAGATCCAATAATATTTGTTTTTAATAAATTAACATATCTTTTTACATAAGCATTATTTCTATGGAGATCTCTGCATCTGTCTCTTAATTTTCTAATTGAAAATCTTATTTCTGAATCTGCACTTTGTGTTGAACCAACAAAATCATTTCTTAATCTGTCAATTAATGCACCTTCGTATCTTCTTTTATTAATTTTATCTTTTTTAAAAAATCTATCGTACCAAGCCATAATTAAAATCTCACTAATACTTTGTTTCCTGAGCCTTGTCCTGATTTAGCTCTTTCAATTCTTTTTTCTCTAAGAACTTCTGATTTATAATAATCTCTCCATTTTAATAATTCTTCAATTGATAATTTAGTTAAAGATCTATTATTAATAGAATAATTTGCAACATCACTATCTGCTTTGCCTTGTAATAATGTTTCAATTTTATCTAACATTAATTGAGCATGAGATCTTGGATCTGAATTATCTGCTGGAATATTTTGTAAAACTGTTATTGTTCCTTCATCAACTGTAACTCTATCAGTTCCAGATGTTACTGTTATAATAAATGCAAATTCATTTGTATGATAATTTGCTGTTGCTGATGCTGGAAATGTAAATAAATAATCATTACCATCATTAGTTGCAGTTATTGAAATTACATCTGCATGATGTTCTAAACATCTTGCCTCAAATTTTGCTGTGTAAGTTGTGTTTGGATAATCTGTACCAATGTCAGATCTTTTTACTTTTATTGTATCACCAGCTCTAATTGTTTCTGGAAAATCTGATAGTGGTTCTGTTAATATGTTAGCCATTTTTTTTATTTATCCCATGAATTTATAAAATTATTCCTTACAATTGTTTTTTGCTTTGGTCTAGTTTCATTTTGATTTTCTTGTTCTTTTTGTTGCTTATTAATATTCATCTCAATTACTTTAAAATTAGGATTTAATCCCATAAAGCTAGCAAAAGCATAAACAAAACAGTCTAGAGCCTCATTGTGTCTTTTAGTTCTCTCATAGACTCTAATTGGAGATCCTTGTCTAAATCGAGTTACTACCCTTTCAGAGATTAACTCTGAGAAATATTCTTGATCAAGTGTATTAGAAAATTTGATCAAGCCCTCCCTCCGAACTCTATTAAATATAAGATCTTTAGCAGAATCTACTCCAATCATAAATAATGGAATCCTAGCTGTATTATTCATGCTTGGTCTTTTTGGAAAAATAGCTCTGTCTCCACTCATCCCTTTAATGGCAAAAAATCTTCTTGTAAATCTATTTTTACAATAAGCATAAACTGATTGAGTAAAGTGTCCTCCACTATCAATACAAGCTGAGGCAACTTTAATTCTTTTACCATCTTTTCTGGTGAATACCTGGTTGAGCTGTTTATCTAAACTTAACCAAAGCATATTAGTTGATGGATCTCCATTTAAAACTTCATGATGGATAACATGAATTATTTCATTCTTAGTAAATCCTAAATAACTAATATGGAGTGATGTGTCCTGGACATCCACTCCAGCAGTAATAATTAAAACATCCTCAGGAACTGTATCTTTATCAAAATCTTCTCTTTTGGATAATAGCTCGTTTTCATCTAAGCTATCTCCCTTATCCTCCCAAGTTTCACCTAAAGATAAATTAATAAATGTTTTTAATTGATCAGGAAATTTCTTAGCCTCCAGGAAAGCAGTTGTCATTGTGGACAACTTGCTCCAGGAGGAATAGAGCTCAGATATATGAAATCCAGCTACTCCATTAAATTCTGATGTAGGTTCATAAATACCTTTGCGAACTGCTCTCCATCTTTTTGGATCATTCCATAAAGTTCCACAATGCTCACAGCAATATTCTGCTGTCTCAGGTTTGTCTTTATCCCATCTAACATTTTTCCATTTTAAGACCTGGTACTCTCCACAATCTGGACATGGTACTTTGAAAAATCTTTTATCAGATGTTTCAAAAGCATTATCTATTCTGCATGCACCTTTAATAGTTGGAGTTGAAACCATAATGATTTTTGAGTTCCAGAATGTTTGAGATCTTTTAATAGCCAGGTTTACTGGATCACCTTCAGATCCAGCAGAGTGTGGGTATCTTGAAACCTCATCTAGTAATATAATTCTAACTGGTCTTGAGGATAAGGAACTGGAGCTGTTGGCTCCACAGATAGTTAAATGACCACCATTAAATCTTTTATGTAAAATAGAATTATCTCCATCTTTTGATTTTGGATCTCCGAATAAATTTGCAAGGATTGGATTATCTCTAATCATTGGAGCTATTCTGTCTTTTGATAATGCTTGAGCCATTTGAAGGGTTGGCATTACATATAAGATTGGAGCTGGCTCATGAGCTATAAAGTATAATAAGATGTTTAGTAAGATCTCAGTCTTACCAACTTGGGATGAGCATTTTAAAACAACTTGTTTAACAGTTGGATCATTGATGGCATCCATCATCTCTTTTTGATACCAAGCTCTTTCAACATAATACTTACCTGGCTCTGAGCTCGCCTCAGCAGATAAGTATCTATATTTATTTGCGTACTGGCTTATACTCAATGGCTCTGATGGTTGGAACTCCTTCATTGCCTTCAGGCTGAGCATTTGCAGTTGGTTTGTTATCTTCAACTGGTTCAATGTCTTCTCCTTTACTTAGTTCAGTTAATGCCTCATTGATGCTGTTATCCAGGATATTCTTACACACATTTATATCTGTCTCAGTTGCCATAATTGGAGCAAGTTTGGTTGGAATGGATAGTAGCTTTGTTTTGCATGAAAGCACTAAATTAGTCCATTGTCTCTGAATGTCTTTTACTGGAACCACACTGCCTTTTTCTTTTTCTAGCTCTAGTTCCACTAGCTCTGCCTCAGCCTGGAGTTTCTTTTTCTTAATCTCATCAATTGGAATAACCTTGCCTGGTTTTTTATAGATCTGCTCAATTACATCCTGGAGTAGATAATATTGAAACTTACCTCTTTCCTTTACTGGCTTAATTCTTGCCAAATATTGACCTAGTTTTCGCCCATCTATTCCAAGCTCAGTTTGTATCTGGGATGCTGTCATTTCTGAAGGTTTATATGCCATGTTTAAAAAGCCTTATTAAATCAGGGTTTCTGAGTTGAATTTTTTGTGTCTAAAAATGACTCGTGGTCGCGCGAAACC